AGTAGTAGACTGACTCCCAAATTGTAGGAGCTTCATAAACAACTCAAAGGCATTAGAAACATGAGCAAAGCATAACTTCGCTAACCTGAAGAGTCAATGTGCGTTCCTATTACAGGAGAAGGTGCAGAGAGGAGAGATAAGCATCCAACGAGAGCATAACGCAAAGGATAAAGACCGAGCAGAGCTAGAGAAGGAAATGCTGAACACGTTCATAGATGAGAAATCCATAGACTGAAAGACTAGGATAGAACCAAAAGAGAAAATGAAAGAGAGAATATGAAACTCCCCTGACCTATTAGACACGCTGATAATGAGGATGTATCCATACCTTCTATGAGAAACAGATGAGGCAAATGAGTATTTAGATCCTATATCAAGATAAATGCACATAAGCGATGGAATACAAGCCAAGATCTTAAAGGAATACAACCACGGATACATGGCTAACAGAAGTAAAAACCAACTATTCGATAGTCAAAAAGATATATATGCAGTAAAGAAAAACGATGAAGATTTAAGAAGTCAAATATTCTGGAGTACAGAGAGGACACTTCAAGCAGCCTGTATTATAAACGAACCAGATATCTCGTGGGAGAACGAGAATCCATTGTTCGAGATGGAGGCAAGGAACTTTACAGATATGTACAAATCAGACTACATAAAAGAGAATTGGGACTTCGATAGATACATCGGACTAGAGGACATCTGCAAGTACTGAAAATCAGTACAGCTATTCACAGGATGGAATGACAAGAGAATTGTACCAATCGTTGAAAGAATAGATCCAAGGTTCGTCTATCCTTACAATGACTGAACGTTACTCGTAAAGGATTATCCATTCTTCGGATTCGATAGAGAGGTGGATGAAGGACAATTAGCAGAGCTTAAAGTTCCGAATCCATTCAAGGACCGAGTGATGAGAAACTACGACACTTACATAAAGAGCTTAAAGAATACAAGTGCATGGTATAGAGATATAAACACATTCTACGATAGCCAAGATACAGGAAAGTACACAATCCACTACCATTATACATACATTGATGATGAATTAAGGCTAGTACTAATGCTATGAAGTAGAATCCTAGACATCTATGATGTACCAGAAACAAATAACAAGAGAATCCCAATCGCAGTAACATGATTCGCATATGAATGAGCAGACCGATGGGGAACGAGTCTAATAGACATAATCGAAGATAGCCATAGAACAGAGCAACTGCTCCTGAATCTATTCAAAATCAAAGCAGTAAGAGAAGCTACAGGAGGAAACATCTTCATCGATGAAGAAGCGTTCCTGAAGAATAAGGAGAGCTTCAAGAACCAGAGCTTAAAGAATAGATGGTATCCAATAAAGATGAGAGATTTCACTAAACCTATCAGCTCAATGGTGTATGAAATGCCACAGAGTGAGGTAGCGTGAGATATCTATAACCTATTAGATACAGTAAAGAATAAAGCAATGGCTGAATCATTCGTAAGTGCAGTAGGACAATGACTAGGACTATCAGAGAACTCAGGTCCAAATACAGCAACAGAGAGTAGAATCCAGAAGATAAACAGTAACATGATGGTATCACTCCAGAATAAAATACTAGCATATGGATCAGAAGATTTCGCAGAGTTATATAGAGATTACGTACTATACTACCGAAGAAGTAGCAGGAAGAAGACAGTGAGAAGAGTGCTACAGTGACTAAGCTGAACATACAAGAAGCTAAGTAAGAAACAAATCGCAGGAGATTTCAACGTAGTAGTAGTAGATCCAATCCAACAGGCAATCCTATTCGAAGATAAGAAAAAGGCATTAACAGAACAGTACAACACATTAGTAAATAATCCAAACACGCCACCATTCTTACTAAACAACGTAAACAAAATGATAGCATACTACAGCTGACTAGATGAAGCAGAGATAGATGCAGTAACAGAGCTAGACAATGAAGCCTACCAATGCAAACAAGACGTGCTGATACTCAACCAGAATATGAACATCTATATTCCACCAACAGCAAATCCACAGATGAGATTATGGTACTATAACCAAGCAGAAGATACAGAAGCAAAGTTCAGAGCTATTGAGGCAGTGAAGTACATGATGCAACAATGATTAGGAGCAGATCCAATGAACATGGCAGTACAACCTAAGGTTCAACAGCCTGTTCCATTAACACAGCAAGACCAACAGCAAGAACTGTTGGCAGTGAATGGTCTCCAAGAACTAACAATGTAAAGAATTTTAACTACTAAAATATCCAAAAAATGTTTACTAAAAAGAAGGCAACAAAGAAGCAGGAGGTAGAAGAAGTAAAAACTCCTGAGGTAGAAGAGGTAAAAGAAGAAATAAAAGAAGAGCAGGAAGAAGTAAAGCCTGTGAAGGCAACAAAGAAGAGTGATGTTATCGGATCCTTAAAATGAGGGAAGGAAGTACATCAAGCAGGTAAATACCTGAAGATTAAATGAGTGATTGCTCCTGTATCTAAGAAAGAATTACCAGAGCATCTCCAGAGATGGTTGACAAATAAAGGATACGGAACGAACGTATACCTAGAGTCAAAAGAATGGTTAGAGAAACATCACGTAGATATGGACAAAATAGAAGAACTTAAGAAATTTATAAACGATAGGTACTTATAATGGCACGGAGAGTGATGAGAGAGCTACATGAGATGATGAAGGATAACAGACAGCAGGAAGAGATATCAACAAGGCTCTTAGAGAAAACACTCCATGAAAGAAGAGTAAGAGATTACTTCAACGAGCAGATAAGAATCTATCTGAGAACGAACCATAAAGGTATGTGACAGCTCGATAAGGATGACCTGGAAGAGATGACTAAGGAATACAATAGTAAACAAAAGCAAGTGTTCATGGATCAACTCCTGAAGGCAATGCAAACGAACCGATGAAAACCCATCAAACGAATAAAAGAACATAACAAATCCGTTTTACTTAATCAATTAGATGACTAATGGCAGATGAAAAAAAGGTGGTAGAAGAAGCACCACAGTATGAGGATGATGAGATCCTTACACCAGAGAATAAAAAACTATTAAAGAAACTGATTAAGACAGAGTGATGGGAAGTAGTGGTAAAGATGATAGATGAGCTAACAAAGACAGCAGAGGAAGAGATCACTAAACAAGCTAAGGCTTACAGTGCAGTAAAGAGCCACTGATACACAATCTATGAAATCCAAGGAGCGTGGATCGATGGACTAAATAAGATAAAGGAAATCCTAGAAGCAATAGATAAGGAAGATGAAGTAAAGAAAGCAGTAGAAGAAGTAAACGAGGCAGAACAGAAGCAAATCAAATAGTTTATATCATAAAGATAAACAAGAAATGATAATGAGAGCATTATGACCAAGAACATTAACTACTAAGAAAAAGGCGACAAGAAGTTTGGCACCTTCTCCTAGAAGTAGATTAATATGACAGTGAATGTCAGCCTCTAATCGTGTTAGAAGACAAGTAACAGGGAACTGATTAAGAAGAGCAAAATAAACATACTGACCAAAGATGTGAAGTCGATAAAAGCTACCATCCACAGGCTAGGCGATGCCTTAAATCCACTTTCGTGTCTGTAGATTACACGGAATTTAATCTATAATATTATCGCAGAGATGACTGATAATGAAAACCTAGATGAAACTGAAGGGAAAGAACTTTCAGGGTATGCCAGACAAAGGCAAAAGTACAAGGAAGAGTTAGATGCTAAAGACAAAGTGATAGCAGATCTAAACGCTCAGCTTATAGCAAACAAGAAGCTATACTTCAAAGACACTCTCGCTAGACAATGATTCAAGTGAGATTTCGATGAGTTCGCAGACAGGTATGCTGACAAGCTAGAGCTAAACGAGATGGTAGCATTGTACGTAGGAAATAATGGAGCTCCTGTACAACAGGCAACTGTAGATCAGACAGCAACAGAGCAACCTACAGCTGAAGCACCTACAATCTGACCTAGAAGTATCATCTGACAAAATCCTATCGGAGAGCAATTCAAAAGCGTCCAGGATATGTCAATCGATGAACTCAAAGAGTACGGAAGACAGCATCCAGAGATGTTCCAACAATAATCTCCAGATAGGTAAATACATTTTATATCAATTTACCTATTTAAAACGATGCAGTGAGTAGTAGCAAACGCTTCAACAGCAAAACCATACTTGCCAACTAACGCAATATGGAGTGCCACTCCAGGGACAACACCAAACCCAGATGGAACAATAAGTGGTAGAAGATTCTTTGAAACATTATTAAGAAAAGCATTCCTTGAGAATGGAGAACCATCAACAGTATTTATGAGCTTATGAGAAGCTCCTATCTCTCAAAGAGGATATGATTCAGTAACTTGGGCTAGACTTAACCCAATGAAATTAAGCATCTCAGATGCGACATTGACTGAATGAGTAACTCCAGACAGTTCAGATAATATCGTAAGTACAATTACTGTAGAACCTGTACTATTAGGAGCTTACACAAGATTCACAGATAAGTTAACAATGGAGACATTGTTCGACGTTATCCCTGCACAGGGAAGAGAACTCTACAACAACGCAAAAAGGATTATCGATGAACAAATCCAAAAAACGTTAGAAGAAGATAACTCTGTACCTGTAATCTATGCTTGAACA